TTTCTTTTTCTCCCCTATAACATATGTAAGAAGTGTAGGATTCTATCCTTTATATATAGGGGAGTTTTGAAGGCGGTTTTTTCACCAAAGACAAGTTTTCCCTTGACAGGGAGGGGGCGTTTATGATATATGGGTAAATAGGGAGAGTTGTTCAGAGGTTTTCTTCTCTGCACAGGTTTTAAACTCCCGCAGTTTCTTAAAGCTACAAAGTCTTCAAAGAGGTAGAGAGAAAAAAGCAGATGGGTAGAATTCCGTATTTAGAGACTCCGCAAGCGGCTTTGCAGATGATCCGTCCTAAACATAAGGAGATCATACGGAGACTTGTGTGCGGACAGACACAGCGAGAGATTGCACGGGATTTAAATCTTAACGAGGGGCGGTTAAGTATAATCTGTAATTCTCCTCTTTTTAAAATTGAACTTGGAAAGATGGAACGTGATGTACGAACTAAAGCTATAGATTCTGTGGGAGATGTGACAGCAAGGATTGCGAAGCTACAGGGTCCAGCTCTTGACGTTCTTGAAGATATTGTTATAAATCCTGAGAATAAAGATATAGGATTGGGGTTACGCCAGAAAACAGCCGTTACTGTTTTGGAAATGGCCGGAGCGAAGAAGAATAAGAATGAAGATGGTATGAGTGATTTTGCTCAGTTTATTTCTGAAGCTTATAATCAGGCTAAACAGAGAGCGTTGGATAAACTGGATCAGGGGCTTTCTTCTTCAGAGTCCGGGAATGGGGACAGCGATCAGTTACTGCTCGAAGATAACTTAGGACTGAATGCTGGTGCTATAGATATTAGTGGTGAAGTTCTAAACATAGATGATGCAGACGATGCAGCTTTAATTGCATATCAGTTACCAGAAGAAGGAGAAGAGGAAGAAAAAGCTGAACCTTCTGCTCTCGACGAGTTAATGGCTGATGCAGATAGATTAGAGAAAGAAAGATTAGAAAGAAAAACGAGGGAAGAGGCCGTATCTGTAAAGTCCTGTGCCCCAACCAGCCAAGTACAGAACTATAATGATATAGTCTCTTCCTTTAAACCTGTTTCTGCGAGAGATCTAGTTAATAGTATACATCCTTCTGCTTCGGCAGTCTCGGCAATTACTGCTGTAGAGGATGTTAAATTGCAGACAGAGGTTGAGAATATAAAGAAGGAACAGGATTTAGAGCGTCTTCTGCTCGCAACCATGAAGAAGTATGGACTTAAAGCAGAAGAGCTTTTAGCAGTTCTGGATAAATAGGTAAAAATGGCCCTCTCTAAAGAACTTAGACAGTTTCTCACTCAGCAGATGGATTATGTAGATAATCCTGTAAAATGGGCTTATGACATGCTTAAATTTGATTGTGATAAATGGCAGAAAGAGGGTCTTGACGATTTACTAAATAAAAGGTTCTGTGCCTGGAGTAGTTGTACAGGTGGAGGGAAGTCAGCATGTTTATCTATAGCGACACTGTGGTTTCTCTCTACACGTCCTTTCCCTAAAATTCCATCAACTGCACCTTCTCAACATCAGCTATATGATGTGCTGTGGGCAGAGCATGCTAAGTGGCTGAGAAGAAATGAAATGTTGAGTAAGCATTTTAAATGGACTCAGACACGGATAGGATTAAGAGGGCATGAAGAGGAATGGTTCGCCGTTGCGAGAACTTCACGGCCAAAACCAGGTGAACAACATGCTGAGGGACTTCAGGGGTTCCACAGCGGACATATAATGTTTCTGGTTGATGAGGCTTCAGCAGTTGACGACAGCGTATTTGCAGCTGTTGACGGTGCATTCACCACACCAGATTCCTATGCTATATTAGCTTCTAACCCTACAAGAAGAAGTGGATACTTCTTTAAACAGATTATAGATCCCGATAATAGTGCATATAGTGTAAAGTTCATAAATGCACATGACTGTAAGATGGTAACTCCTGAATCTATTCAGACAGTTATAAAGAAGTATGGGAAAGATAGTGATTTTTACAGAGCTAAGGTGCTTGGGCTCCCGCCACTTCTTGATGCTGTTTCCCTTATCTCGGCAGAGCAGATTGCAGACGCACATGCCAGGATCGTGGAAGTCGCGGATCATGAAGTAGTGGTCGTTGCGTGTGATCCTGCACGTTTCGGTAGTGACTTTTCTGTTATTTATGTAAGAAAAGGCAGTCGAGTTATAGATAGGGTCTCTGTAAAGAGTATGGACACCATGCAAGTAGCTAAACTCTGCATGGATACTATAAAGACACATGGAGCCAATAGAATACTAGTTGATGCTATTGGAATCGGCGCGGGAGTTATTGATAGGATCAAGGAAGATATAAAGAAAGAAAAGCTTCCTGTTCTCGCTTTTGCTGTTAATGTTTCCGAAACAGCAATAAACGAAGAGCAGTACGCGAATAAGAGAAGTGAGATGTACTGGCATTTAAGGACTCGTATTAACAGCATCTCTATTCCCTTCGATACTTTACTCCTCGACGATGAGCTTCCCGCGACAAAGTACAGCATCGACAAGAAGATAAAGATTCAGTCTAAGGATGAGATAAAGCACGAGATCAAGAATTTGACGGGAGTTGAACGTTCTCCAGATGATGCAGACGCTTTAGCTTTACTCTTCTATAACGAGATTCTAAATAATGATCTTTGTATATCGGCGACAAGTTTTAAAATAGGCGCGGCTGAGAATTTAGTTCTCGGCGTAAAATCTATGGATCGAGTTTTGGCCGAACAGGGATTCGTCGTTCCTGTTAATGACTTCCGCTCATCTGTAATCGGTGGGCGGAAGTACAACTCTTTCAGAGGTGGTCAGTCATTTGCTGATAATAGTCGATTCAGGTTTAATTAATTTGTAGGCTTTCGTTTTACGACGGGCGTAATTTTCGGGGCGGTTGTTTTTGGGGATCATCGTTAGTTTTAGCTTCTTCAAGACTATCGACGATGTAGTACACAGTGAAGAGCGCTTTTTAGCTTTTGAAAGCACTCCGTAGTAATTTCCTTCTATAAGGAAAGAACCAGAGAAAAGAAAGGATAAAACCTTGGCATTCGCACAGTCTTACAATCGTGGAAATCTTTACCATAAAGGGGATATTTTGCTGTATGGCTCTCCCTTTTATGTTGCTTCTACATACTTAATGAATTTGACCTCTAGTAGCGGTGTTGTTGCTACTGCTAAAGGTGCGGTTCCTGGTGTTACACGTGTGAAATTGAAGATACAGGTGGATGGGGTGGATTTGTATTTGCTTGCAGCTAATGATTGGGTTGATGCTAATTCTGCGAGTAATTCTCCTTCAGTTTCACCCAGTGCGTCTTCCAGTCCGAGTGCTAGTGGTTCAGCCTCGGTTTCACCTTCACATGTTTAGTCTTTAAAAGTATCCATTAAGTATATAGGGGAGTAAACGAACATGCCTTCTATGCGACAAAGATCATATGGACAGTGGGTCATTAAAGGTGACCTGTACGTCCATGGACAGATTAGATTCACAAGTGATACTTATCTTTTACGTGCTACTACGACAGGTTCTGCAAGTGGGACCGCTGCAGGAATAGTTCCGGGACCGGTCAGGAAAAAGTTAAAGGTTTTAATCGATGGTGTGCCGATGTACTTTCTGGCAGCCAGCGATTGGGTTAATGCTAATTCGTCAAGTAGATCTCCTAGTGCAAGTATAAGCCCTAGTGCATCTCCTTCGTCTTAGTTTTAGTCTTTTCCTTCAGCCTTTTCCTTGTCAGTTCATGGTACGTATAAAAAGATAAGAGGATATAAAGATGTCTAACTATGTAAGACAGCGGTCATACGGAAAGCAGATCATTATTGGTGATCTGTATTTAAAGGGGACTATAAGAACAAGTAATAGTTCTTATATTTTTAAAGCAAATACAAGTGGTGGAGTTTCTTCTACTCCCGCAGGTGTTGTAGCGGGTAATGTTATAAAGAAGGTTAAGATTCTAGTTAATGATAGTGTGATGTGGCTACTGGCGGCGGATGATTGGGTTAGCGCGGGATCGCAGTCTGTGTCTCCTTCAGGCTCCTCTTCCCCTTCAGCATCCATTTCTCCGTCTGCCAGTTCTTCTTTGAGTCGTTCACCTTCGGCTTCTTCTTCTCCCTCAGCCTCATCCTCACCCTCAGCTTCACGGAGCCCTAGTGTTTCTCCTTCGGCTTCACGCAGTCCAAGTGCATCTGTTTCTCCGTCGGCTAGTAGTTCCGCTTCACCTTCGAGTTAGTTTTTGTTTTTTCTGGACACTAAAGGACTGGTGATTGAAAATGCAGATAACGGTACCAATGATGGAAGAGAAGAGAGCGCAGTTAGAGAGACAACTTGAAGAGGTTCTTGCACAAGCTAATGTTATCAGTGGAGCTTTAAAAGAAATAGATCACTGGTTAGGAGTTTTAGCTTTAGAGGAAGGGGATAAAACTCCTATTGTGAATATGACTGGTCCCGAGTTTGTAACAGCACTTAAACTTGCTGAGACTAGATAGTGGTTTTTGCTTTTTAAGAGCTGAAAAAGAAGAAAAAGAAGAAAGAAGAGAAAATGACAAAAGCGGCGGATTCACTGCCCACTACTGCAATCGACACGATAGAGAAGGGAAGACGTCCTTCGACGCATAATATAGCTCTATCAGAGATAGGTCGGTCAGGTATCCGCCGCTTTGGTGGTCAGGTATATGAAGAGTTCCTTACATCATTAAGAGGAACTGCGGGTATTCGTGCTTATAGGGAAATGCGGGATAATGACCCCATTGTGGGCGCGATCATGTTTGCTATAGAACAGATAATGGAGAAGGCAACATGGAGTATCAAACCTGCGGGGAAGAGTGTTTTAGATAAAGAGGCCGCGAATTTCCTTAAGAGTAATATGAATGGGATGGAGCACAGTTGGCAGGAGTTCATTTCAGAGATAACTTCGATGCTGACTTACGGCTATTGCATCTTCGAAACCGTGTATAAAATAAGAAAAGGGAATACAGGGAACCCTGAGACATCTTCTGCAGAGGATGATGGTTTAATTGGGTGGAGAAAGCATGCGAGACGTATGCAGAGCAGTTTCTACGATTGGGTCTTCGATGAGAATACTGGAGATTTAATTGCATTTTCTCAAATGACACCCCCTGATTATAAGGTGAGAACGATTCCTATAAGTAAATGTTTGCACTTTCGAACGAAACTGGATGGGGACAATCCTGAAGGAAGAAGTCTCCTGCGCAACGCGTACAAAAGCTACTACTTCAAAAAATCTATCGAAGAGATTGAAGCTATTGGAATTGAACGGGATTTAGTTGGATTACCTGTATTCACTCCCCCAGAGGGTTTCGATATTGATTCGGCAGAACACGCAGCAGTGCGTACAGCCATTTCTAATATTATTGCAAACTTGAGAAGAGACGAGCAGGACGGTATTTTACTTCCTCCTGGCTTTGCGGTTAATTTATTACAGATAGGATCTTCGAGACGGCAGTTCGATACCGATAAGATCATTAACAGATATGATAAGAGAATAGCAGCTACTGTTCTTGCACAGTTCATTATGCTAGGGATGGACAGGGTCGGCAGTTTTGCTCTCAGCAGTAATCAGAGTGATTTGTTTCTTGTTGCTGTGCAGTCTATGCTCGGCAGAATCGCCGCACATTTAAATAGAGTAGCGGTTCCTCGTCTATTTGCTCTTAACCCTAAGTTTGGAGCGCTCGGAAGTAACATCCCCAAATTGGTGGTGGGTAAGGTCACTGACCCGAACCTGAAAGACCTCGCAGATTATGTCAGCAAACTGGCTGGAAAAGGATTCATGCTCCCGAAGGAGCGCATACTGTCAGAGCTGGAAGAAATCGCTGGGCTGAGTGGAATGCATTCTGATGGAGTTGGAGAGATAGAGGTTGACGGCCAGGGCAGTGATTTGGTAGAAGCTCCTATGCTGCCAGGAACCAGGGAAGATCAGCAGAAGTATGAAATGCAGATGAAGGTAGAGAAGTTGAAGATTAAGAGTAAAGAAAAGACGGATGCATCGACAGCCAAGATTGAGGCATTAAAGCCTGCTGTCCCTGCAAAGGAAGTAGCGGGGACTAAAACTACTGAAGAGGAGAAAGCGTAAAATGAATACAGTATCTAGAATAAAGATAAGAAAACTTACAATAATCTTTAGTATTCTATTTAGTGCTTTTCTCTTCTCAGCTTCAGCTATATACGCGCAGGGTACTACCTCTATCCGTGACGTTACTAATAGATACTATGCAAAAGTAGGAAGCGATGGTGCATTGCTGGTTGCTGAGGGTGCATCTGCAGACGTAACTGCCGCGAATTCCACATGTTTTTTGAGTTCTGCAGCCAGTACTAATGCCACGGTGTGTAAGGCAACTCCTGGTGTAGTTAACACGATTCATATCACTAACACCACATCAACAAAGTATTATTTAAGGTTATATAATTTGGCGACAACTCCTATTTGTAGTTCTGCTACTGGATATGTAGAGACTATACCTGCTATAGAAGATGGAGTTAATGGTCGGGCAAGTTCTGTTCAGGCTTTCTCGGCAGGAATTGGGTTCTGTTTGACTGGTGGCGGTGGAAGTACAGATAACACTAGTGCTGCTACGGGTGTATATATCACTATTCTTTATAAGTAAGTAAGGATGGGAAGTCAGCCACTAGCACCGATACGCTTGTGGTGACCAGAACGGCAGTGCAGACCGGCACCAAATTCCTAATATTGAGGTGATATGAGATTCCTATTTCTATTTTTGTTGATGATCGGGCAGGGGTGGGGGGCGACTTATTATGTTGATGCCACCAATGGACTCAACACTAATAATGGTCTAACTCCAGAGACGGCATGGCAGACGCTGACTAAGGCATCTGCGGCTGCATCTGGTTCAACGGTTTTGTTTAAGCGTGGAGAAACTTTTACGGGCAGGCTGTTGCCAGCAAATAGCAATATGACGTATGACGTGTACGGAGATCTGAGTCTTCCGAATCCCATATTTACTAACACAAACCCAACTGGACCCCTGCACACTAACGGGCAGAGCAACCTTACAATTAACCGCATACACTTTCAGGGGTGGTATGTGTTGGCTAGTTCGGGAGGAACAGGCATCGTTTATAACTATTGCGATTTTGACATAGCGGCAGAGGCTACTCAATTCCAATCTGACGGTGCAACTGTAGTAATAAATAACAGCCTATTCCGCAATTCATACAGGGCCGCTGTTGAGGTTTACGGGACAAACCCTAATGTCTCGCTGAATAACTGCCTGTTCATTGGCAATCTACAATCAGACGGCAATCACGCTGCATTAGTCGAAGGGGCAGGTGTTGGAAAAACGGTTACTCTCGCAAATTCTATTAGAATTGGATCAGGCCCATACCCTCAATCTTTTGGAACCATTACGAATGTGACAGACGGAGGCGGGAATCAGATTGCAGTGATACCACAAATAAAGGCTTACGCTTACCCAAATATATTCTGCCTCACCTTCGACGGGACGGACATCGACTTCATGACGGAAGTGGCTCAATATGCTAACTCTCGCGGGGTTCCCATTACGATATTTGGCGAAGTTGGCCAAATGTCAGCTGATTATATTACAAAAGCACAAGCACTTCACACGGCGGGAAATGGCGTTGAGTTACATGGTTTTTCTCATGCTCCGATGGATGCTACGCAGGCAATTAGCATTGCCACCACAAACGCCAATCCGACAGTACAGGTGGACGCGGCAGCAAAGCAATTAATCCTATCCACTACAACGGCCGGGAACTCTGTTACTGTTGATTGGTCTGTTACACGCAAGCAAATTTCCGACCTAAAAACCGCCGTATCTGGGAAAGGGTGGACAATCACTAATAATCTAACAGGTGGGACTATCACGGATAGGTTAAAACTGACCAGTTTGGCAGATACCGCTGGTGCTCAATCTGTGCCAATTACTCTGAATTTAGACCTTGCGCCAACCTATCGTTTTTATGTTGATGAAATAACCGATGCGGCTACGGAATTTGCAAGCCTTTTAGGATTTACCACGACTGTGTATTCATGGCCCTACGGGAACAATAATGATACCGTGATAGCTTGGATGCAGGCAAACAGCACAATGCTCGGGGCAAGGGCTATTGATCCAGTTCCCTCTAGTTTGCAGCTTGCATCGCTTCCTATCTACAAAACGTCAGCTGCGACAGTAGCTGCGAGAATTAAGGGTGATGGCAGTGAGGCGACAATCCGAGCCAATGCACGGAATATGTGTGTTTATGCACGCATGACAGGATTGTTGTATTCGACCTATAGCCATACGGCCAGTGATTTTAGCGCGCAGCAATATGAATGGCTTATTGATGAGCTGTTAAGCTGCGGCGTTACCTTTATGACATACGGCGATGCCATTGCTGCAATTAGGGCCGATCACGCCACCGCTGACAATTTGACATTTACGAAAACCTATACTGATGCCTCCAACTTCCATATCCAAGGCAATTCCCCCGCTCGCAATGCAGGCGTAGACGTTGGACTGACCACGGACATCGAAGGCAAGCCGATTCGAGGACTGCCGGATATTGGGGCGTATGAGTTTCAGCCGAAGCAAGGTAACAGTTTATTAGGCATACAGTAGTTCATATATTTTGAGTAGAGAAAAGTAGAGAAAAACTGGAGAACAGAAAATGCCATATGATAAAGTAGAAAGCCTTCCACCAGCAGTCAAGAAACTGCCGTCGAAAAAGCAAAGACAGTGGATGGAGGTATTTAATTCTGCCCACAATAGTTGCATAGCGGATGGTGGGGGCGCAAAGTCTTGTGAAGAAAGTGCGTTTGCTCAGGCATGGGGAGTAGTTAAGAAGGCGTATGATGATGAAGCTTCAGCTTCTGGAGGTTCTTCTTTTCCTTCTTTAGAGGATATGGATCTTTTCTGTTCCACGGTAGAGAAATTCGAGGCTTCGAGAACTGATCTCGAGAAGAGTACAAAGAGCGAAATCCTCGTAAAGTTTGTAGGAACTCTTCGCAAGGGTCTTGTGTATGGTGTAGTGTACGCTCCCGGAGAGGTTGATACTCAGGGTGATTTCACATCCTCAGAAGAGATAGAGTGCGCTGCGCACGGTTTTCTCCCTGATGCAGTAATGAATATTCATCATCAGACAGATTTACAGGATGTACAAGTTGTAGAAAGTTACATAGCACCCTGTAACTTCTCCATGAATGGCCAGTTAGTTACAAAAGGAAGTTGGGTTCTCGTCACCAAGATATTGAATGAAGAGCTGAAGAAAGCTATTGCAGAGGGTGAGATTACGGGGTATAGTTTGGAAGGAACTGCGACGAGGACTGAGGGTATACAACCTGCGGTTAAAACTGTAGAGGAAATAAACAAGAGCGCAGTTAATAGAGGACAACTAAGAAATATAAATCTATCCATAACGGATAACAGTTATATAGTCACGTGTGATTTTAAAGCTCTTGACTATAAAGAAGCATGGCCTGATCCTATTATAATGACTTATACAGATCTTGAGGAGGCTAATGCGTATATAAGAGAGATGTCTACTAGAATCAGTAGGGCATAGATTCTGGAGGTTACCAAATATGCCATGTTTAACGAATTTGAAGGTTAAAAAAGTTTCGTTTGTTCGTCGTGGGGCAAATAAACGAGAATTCTTTCTGGCAAAGTCCGCTGATTTTGTTGAGGGGGAGGCTGGTGATGGTGAAGGTGCAGTAGAGGTAGAAGTAGAAGTAGAAGAAAAAGAAGTAGATGTTAATAAAAACAAAAACAGTAACAATAATCATGGAGGTGCATACATGCGCCCAGAAGTTCGATTGAAACTTGGTGAAATCCTGAAGAAAGAGCGTAATGTTGAGCAGGTATGCGCGCTTCTGAAGGAAGATACGGTTCTTAAAGCTACGGATGCAGAGGTTGGAGAGGTACGAGATTTTGTAGCTCTTATTCCTGCTCCGGACCAGACCGCACAGCTTGAGCTGATTAAATCTCAGGATGCTCTTGCGAAGGAAACTTTGGCAAAAGCTAATGCAGAGAAAGAACTGCAGGCTATTCGTGAGTCTAACCATAAAGCAGAGATCCGTAAATGGGTTGATGCTAAGTGTGGATATCTGGCAGGCATTTCTGCTGAGGAAGCTACGGAACAGATTCTGAAAGCGGAGAAGGTTGATCCGGTTACTGCAGAGATTCTCAAAAAATCCTTTGAGAGCACCTCTACGGCTCTTAAGGCGTCGGAAGTTGTGAAGGAAATTGGTAGGGGTGGAGAAGACTTCGACCCTATCAGTGGCGGTATCGTAGCTGAAGTCAGCAAAGTTGCTAATGAATTGAAGAAAAGCAGCGATGTGATTAAGGCTTCTGATTCCGTCATGGCAGCTATTCGTTCGGTGGGTGGAAAGCGATATGAGGCGTATAGAAAAGACTTTAATCATAGAGTGAGAACTCTTTAGTTTTTGGTTTTGGTTTTGGTTTTGGTTTTTTCTTTGCTTTAGTCTTAGTTTCTGTGAAGTTTTCAATAATTGTTGGAGGTAACAAGTTATGCCAGGATATGGTATCCCTCTGCTGAACGGTACTTTCAAAGCAACCGATGCAGATTTGACTAACAAACAGTTTCGTTGCGTTAAGATGAGCGCGAATCGGACTGTTGATTTTTCTACTGCTGCTACTGATCTCACGATCGGTATCATCAATAATGTTCCGTATGCGGCAGCTGGTGCGGACGTTGAAGTTGTCATGCTTGGGGAATGCAAGGCGAAGTCGGGTGGGAGTATTTCCGCGGGCCAGTTTGTAGTTCCCAACTCTGACGGTGATGTGGTAGCCGTTACTCTCGGCACTGGTACTACTAATGTAGCAGTAGGACGAGCGTTGGAAGATGCGGATAGTGGAGACATTATTCGTGTTATGGTCAACCCTGGTTTCATTCAGGTTTAGTTCTTTTCTTTCTTTTCTTTAGAAAGAATTAACTTCGGGTTTTTGTGTGGTAGTTATTATTAAAGTAGGAAAGTGAGGAAGAGAATATGGGACAGCCTGATATCAGGGATGCTCATGTAGATCAACTGCTTACGCTGTTGTCGCATGCGTACATGAACGAGGCACCGAATTATGTTGCGGATAAGATTTTTCCGATTGTTCCGGTGCGAAAACAGTCCGCGAGGATTGCGAAGTATACGAAGGCAGATTGGTTTCGTGATGATGCTGCTCTTCGGTCTCCTGGCACTGAGAGTGCGGGATCCGGTTTCACTGTAAACACTACGGATACCTATTTCTGTGACAACTTTGCAGTTCATAAAGATGTTGCTGATGAAGTCCGCGAAAACACCGATGCTCCGTATGATGTGGATCTGGAAGCCACGATGCTTGTTACCGATAAGCTTATGCTTCGTCGGGAGATTGCGTGGGCGACGGATTTCTTTACCACGTCGAAGTGGGGAACAGATAGTAATCAGACAGCTACTCCGTGGTCTGATTATGGTCTTGGAGACCCTATCGGTAATGTTGAGACTGCGAAAGACTCTATCCATAAGGTGACTGCACGTGAAGCTAATACTGCGGTTATCGGACGAGAAGTCTGGAGTAAACTTAAACATCATCCGGATTTTATTGAGCGCATCAAATATACGCAGAGGGGTGTTCTGACTTCTGACATTGTTGCGTCTATTCTGGAAATTGAACGGTTGCTGATCGGTAAAGCGATTTACAACACGTATGATGAAGGTCAGGCGGATTCGGCGACTGGTGCTAATTACTCATACATTATGGGTGATAGTGCTCTGATTCTGCACGTTGCACCGAGACCGGCGCTTCTGACTCCTAGTGCAGGTTACACCTTCCATTGGGCGAATTTTGGTGCTCTCTCCTTCATCCGTCGTCTGCGTAATGACTTCGGTCAGTTCGATCGTATCGAAGGTCATACTTATTTTGATCAGAAGGCTATAGGCCAAGACTTAGGCTACTATCTTTATAACTTAGTTGCCTAAACTAAGCTCAAATCATACCTTGAGGAGACAAGGTTATTATGAATATTAATGTAGTTGATTTGGCTCGCATTTGCAGATTTACATACGGGACAGTTGTCAGAGTGCCGACTGACACTGACAAATTAGCTTACATTGCTGGTTTAGTAGACGGCGAGGGCTGTATTGATATACATTCACATCAATCTCCTCGCCGTCAAACTAAATCTTATCAATTAAGGTTAACTATATCTAATACATGTCCTGCACCTATAGAGTGGTTAGTTCGTAATGTAGGTGGTTCTGTGGATGGTGGTCGGAATTCTAGACAATTATGCTATAATTGGAATGTTCTAGACGTTAATGCTGAGAACCTACTCAGAGCACTTTTACCTTTTTTGGTTGTTAAACACGATCAAGCTGTAATTGGGCTAGAAATTCGTGCTTTGACCGGACAAAAAGGTGTTCGTGTGTGCAACGATATTGTTTTGCAGCGTGAATGCGTTTTAAACAGTTTAAAGACTCTCAAGGTAGTTGATACGTCAATTTATATAGACGTTGACACACTGCTAAATGCGGATAAACCTTTAAATGTTCCAACGAATTCTACTGAGTTGGCATATTTTGCTGGCATTTTTGATGGTGAGGGTCATCTTGAGTATACAAAAAATATTAGTGGCCCTTCATTTTATACACGTTTAAACGTAACTAACACAGATCTACGTTTAATGCAGTGGATTTCACAGCACTTTGGTGGTCGTGTTTCGATAAGATCACGTGTTAACTTAAAGTGGAAACCTACATATAACTGGAGAGTGGGTGGTGAGAAAGTATTTAAGCTTTTACTATCAATACATTCTTATAGTTTGATTAAGCAGGATCGTATAAAAGCTATATTAGCTTTAAATTTATGTAAATTGACAGAAGAGCAACGAGTATCTCTACAACAGTTTTGTTTTACTCCAACAGAATATTTGTTAAATGATACAGTATTGACTAGCAGTTTAATTGAATCATTATCGTTGGCTGGTGTTAACTTTTAGTTTAATGGGAGATTGATGATGTCTAAAGTAATTGCAAGAATACCATTTAAATATATGGGGAATGAGCTGGAAAGAGGAGAAGTTGTAGAGTTGCGGGGATCGGCCAGAGATGAACAGTTACGGGGTCTAGGATATTTTATCGCATACGATAAAAATGAACACGGCGAAATGGTGTGTGATAATTGCAGTAAGAGATTCGCCAGTGATGGTTTCAGACTTGCACATAAGAAGAAACTTGGTGGATGTCTAGCACCCTCTTCTCCTATATCGAGAGCGGAGACTGCAGAATTGTTAGGTGTGGAAGAGAAGAAAGTTAAGATTGAAGATTAGTTTTTGGGTAAAGGCTGGGAGTTTATCATGGCTAAGACACGTAAATATCATTTTGATACATCGACTTCAACTTCTTCAGCTTCAGCTTCAATTTCTTCTCTGGCAGCACTCATCAAATCTATTAGTGTTGGGGAAGAGGTAGAGGCAGAGGAGAAGGTAGAGGAGAAGGTAGAAGAAGAGAAGATAGAAGCTAAAACTGAAACTGACACCGTTTTACTTGCAGCTGCGGCAGAGCTTGAAGCTGCAGAGTTAGAGCTGGAAGCAAAGAAAGAGGAGGCCAGGGAAGAAACTCCTGTACCTTCGATAGTACTTGTTCCTGCTGCTGCGCGTCTGTATCCTTCTTTAATAAAAATGGACAGAAAGAGGTACTTTTCTGATTCTGATTACAATAGGATAGCAAGAACAGTTAGTGGAGATCCTCGACGCCTAATTCACCGAGTTCTTCTTGGTCTTTATCAGAGGGCACATACAGATAAAGATGGAGAAGAGATAAAGAGAACACGTTTAATGCTAACACTTCATGAAGCTGGAAGTTTACTTAAAAACTTGGAGTCACTCTAATGAGTTTTTCATACACAGCTAATCCTCTTACCTCGACAGTTGACGCAGTTCGTATTGAGCTTGGTGATACGATTGTGAGTCAGCATGAAATGGAAGATGAAGAAATACTTTATGCATATGGTAAAGAGGGATCTGTGGTAAAGGCGGCGGCGAGGTGCTGTGAGATACTCGCCGCGAAGTACGCGAAAAAGGATGGATTTAGGGGCGGCACGATACAGAGTGAGAAAACCTCGATTTCCGGCAAATATAGGATGCAAGCGAAGTTGCTCAGAGCAAGGGGTATTACAGCTAACAGTTTCGTGATGCCCGCGCTTTCTATTACTACAAAGGATGAGAGTGTGGCAAATACTGATATTCCTCAACCACACTTTAGCAGAAAGCAGTTCAATCATCCAGAGGCTGAGAACGTTGATCCTGATAGTGAAAGTGATGCTCGTATAGTCGGTGGAACTTAGTCATGAGTAGATATGGTATAATACAGAGTATAAAGAGTGCTCTTGAGGGGCTAGAGGTTAATGTGAGGGATGAACCAAGATTCATTCATACCACAGATACTCTTGTAGATCCTACTTTAGAGGCCAGAGAGAATTTACCATTCTTTACGATAACTGCGGGACCAGAGACAGATGATATGGGGCTTTATGGTTTCTCTCCCATAAACTGCAATTTTAAATTAGATATGTTTGGCTTCACAGATGGTGCTCTTCCGAGTGAAGTCGAGGATGAAAGAAAGAGTAGACTGAGTAAAGCAGCAGAAGACATTATAAGGGCCATTAAGAAAAAGCTTACAGATCCCACTTGGTTAGATACTGTAAACTGTGACTTTTCTATAACGCAAATCGGCCCAATCACCGTAGAGCACATGGAAATGGATGATCCATTTGCGTACATCAGTATGCCATTAAGTATTAGTTATTTAGATGATGTGCAAACAGATACTGATGAATAGTTTATAGTCTATAGGGCGCGGACGGAGTGTAATTATGGCAGGTATTAGTGGTGGAACATTAAGTTTCAGCAGTGCTTTTAAATGGATGACACCAGAGTTCGGTGCAGTTATAGATTACACAGCAATGAAATGGTTAGATGAAACGATGGAGTTTCTTAAAACTAATGCACGATCGCTATGCTTAAAGAAAATAGGCATGACATTTATGGTTGCTAAACAGGGACCGCATAGTGCAAGTTTAGTAGTTACAGATGGCGATCCTTCTGGTCCTTTTACAATGGCTCAGTGGGCCTTCGACACACCTATAGCAGTACCAGCAGGTGGCTTTAAGGCAGATCCCGGTAAAAATTTCTATATAGTTAAGCCACATGAAAAGTGGGTGTTTAGAAAAAGAAACTATATATCGAGAAGCGGTCAGATACTTGGTCCTGATAAGTTAAAGGGAAAGGGTTTTCTAGATGCTGCCCTTCGTCTCACCTTTACTCAGGATAGGCTCGATAAACTGGCAGAGCCTCTGGCAGTCGTAACTGGTGCTGCGATGGCCCATAAGATAAAAACTGCATTAACGTCAAGGGGATTCCAAGTTGAGGTTACATAGTTTATATGATACTGAAAAGACTTAAGGGCAGTTTTTCAACCCTAGTCATAAGTACAGGAAGAACACGATGGAGATTTCCACTTACTTTTTCCTTTTTTGCAGTTAGCGATAAGGATTATAATTATATAGTAAAGAATGGAAACTTCACACGTTTGCAGCAGAGAGAATTGGATAGGGTGAAGCCACAGGAAGTACATGTGGTGGAAAGATGCGGTCCCGCGATTCCGGGTGGCTGATGTGACGGAAGAGGAAAGGCTCGTGTAGCTTTAAGAGATTTGAAGAGGTTTAACACCAGTAAAAAGAATGAAAAAAGCAGCTAATTTAGTCAATCTTTAGAGGGGGAAGTTTACAATGCCCATACGTCCGCAATGTTCAAGAGTTGCGTTTACATATTACCAGGAGTCTGACTTAGCTGCTTCACCAGCCGCTCAATATGGTACTCCTGTACCGGATTCGCACATCGATAAGTTGTTTGAGCCAAATGAACCTATTCTTTTGGATCTTACACAGAATCGAATCGATGATGCAGCAAAGATTAAGGGACATGAGTTTGCGCAGGATACGGATTTAGATATCGTTATTGCACAGGATATCAGTATTCCTTTTTCCTTTCCTATGTCCTTATCTTTAGCAGGAATGTTCTTTGCCCTGGCAATGGGTGGCTACAGTGTGGCAGCTGGTTCTGGTGATGGTCATTACATCCACACAAATAAAGCGCTGAACGCATGTACGACAGATCAGCTTCCCTCGACTTCCTGGATGCTCGGCTTAGTCGGAGCTACAGAATCCATTATGAGGGTGGAAGGCGTTTGCGTTAATGAGTTGAAACTGGTGTTAGAAAACGCAGGTCCATTAACCCTCAGTGGCACAGTTTACACCAATGGTTCTTTGGTTAATGATCCTGACTTTGTATGGCCAGTAGTGAATTCAGCTGACGTTTTCCCCGTAGCTTCTATGGGAGACTTCAAGATTAATGGAGTTAGTAACAAAACTATATTCAGATCCTTTGACCTTACCATTAATAATAATTTAGATCTTAGTGATGGAAGGTCTAACGTTATCAATGCTGGTATTTATTTGGATCAGTTGCGACTCGGTAATAGAGCCTATAACCTATCCGTGAAATGTGATGGGCATCAAGGAAGTACATTGTGGAATGCTTGGTTAGCAGAAACAATTATGGAACTTGATGTAGAGGTTGTTTATGATGTGAATCAGAAAATTACTATAAATTTTCCAGTAGTTAAAATTGCATCTTGTAAACAATCTTTTGATGGTATTCGGGACATTCTCGATATCACCTTTAAACCTTTTTATGATACGGTTGATGCTACTCCTGTCACCATTCAGGTGTATAATCACGTTCCTGAATACTTAACACTTCACGCTGTACTAGCAGCTGGTGTTTCACCTTCTGCTTCTATATCACCTTCTATAAGTCCGTCGGCATCCATATCGCCTAGTGCGAGTGCTTCAGCGTCGCCTTCGGCTTAGTTTTAGTTTTTGTTAGTCCACAGAAGGGTCTTGACTTATTTACGCCGATCGTAAATCGAGACCCTTCTTTTAACTTTAACTTCATTTCAATTACTGCAGTTTATCTCAAAAAGAAAAGAAAAGAAAAGAAAAGAAAAAAGAAAAAGGAGAATACTATTATGGCTGGTTTTCGTAAGTCTAAATCTTTTGAACAGATCAGAGTTCCGATGATTATTAAGTCGCCCAGTGAGGATGATCTTTCCATCATTGATGTGACTGTAGCACACACCTTTAACATTCCTTCACCTGTTGTGAGAGAAGAGTATCAGAGACTGCTGCTGAAAATTAAGGGAAAGAAAGTTGCACAGGGAAGTCGCAGTGCAGCTAACTGGTACCTGTGGAATAGGTGTGTAGTCAGCGTTGAGGGCTATGATGATATAGGGACTCTTGACTCTGAAGGAATCTGGAAGAAATATTTCAATGATAATATCGGCAGAATTCATGTAGATAATGTGGTCGATATGTTGATGGAGACGTTGAGCAGCGACGAGATTGAAACGGAAAAAAACTCCGAGCCATCTTCAGAGGAATAATTCTGCAGGGGGATAAGGCTGATCCTTATTCGGGAGATGAGATTAGGGAGGAGATGAAAAGGGGATTTGGTTTTTCCTCTTCCCTTTCTTCTCCTTCTCCCTCTTCTCCCCACATATCTCTTTCAAGAGAAGCTGCAGAAACATCTGAAGATGGGTTCTTTGACCCCGAAAATCCAGAGGAGACTAGAGATTGGACATTAGATCCTGTAGATATACCAGAGGTAAAAACCGAACTGGACTTTCTTACGGGTGCGTCAACTCAGTCTCCTCTCGATACTTTTTTAGATTTCTATGACTGTCATGAGCTTTTACCTTACGCATATCATATATTATGGCTATCTACTGTAAAGAAGGCTGTAGGATATATTCCTTTTAAACTGGACTGGATGGCTATAAGTAGTTTGGCTATTCTTGAGGAGGAACTTAGTAGAAAGAGTGCTAAGGATGCTCAGGATCTAGGTAATAGGGGAAGAGGTGGTGGAGGTGGAGGTGGAGGTGGAGGTGGAGGTGGAGGTGAAGAAAGGGGAAGTGGACCCATCAGCATCCCTCTGACTCAAGCGATAGTCGGAAAAGGCAGTAGACCAACAACTAAAAAAGCAATTAGGTGATAAACTTAAAGGCGAGAGAGCTTATATGGCCATCAGCACACAGACAGTTATCATTAATGTGAAGGTTCAGGGTGGAAAGATTGATGATGTAATTAATGAAAAACCCATCAATAATGCAACCACTGCTATGAGTCGTTTTGTTGGTACTCTTGGAAAAGCTTTGGTATCTATGGCTGGAGTTCTCGTCGCCTTTAATTTATTTGTAACACTTCCTCAAGCGATAGCTAAAGGATTGTTTGCATTGGGTGCAACTGTAATTAAATTTGGCGAAGATGTTCAGAAGACCATTTTACAAACTGCCGGTCTTGTAGCTTCGTTTGGTACTTTTGGCGGCTCGGCAGAACAGAGTTTCGAAAGCGCTATAAAGGCGTCCAGAAGATTGCAGTTGACTTTCGCATCGCTTGCAGCTAAATCCTTAGCTACTGCAGAAGATATGCAAAAAGGTTTTCAAGTTTTTGTGGCTCGTGGAGGCTTGTCTTATGTTGGTGGAGATATAGATAAAGCAGCAAAATTGACCGCGTTTCTGGTCAATCTTACTATAGCATTAACTGGAGATTTACAGAAAGAAAAACAGATATACACTGAAATTGACGCGGTTATGCAAAGACAGGCACGATCAGGCGCTGTTGTAGCTAAGCTATTAAAGGCATCTGTAGGTGATCTTAATGCCTATATGAATCTTCATAGAAAGCAAGGAGATTTATTAGAAGATCTAGAACGTCGCTTTGGTGGTATTGTGCTAGCAGCTGATAGATTAGGTAGCACACTTACTGGTATTATGACGAGTATTACTGGATCTGCTGGTGTTCTTAATGGTATAGCTTATCAGAGTGGCGCCTTTACTGGAGTTTCTGTTCAGTTAAAGGGTTGGAGGGATGCATTAGCTTCTGCTGTTTTTGAATTGGGCAATTTGAAGAATGCAACAGATGTACTGTCCCCAAAAACACAGAAAGTTCTTGATGCTTTTCTTAGTCTTAATATCGCAGTTTCTACTGTTGTTCAGAGTGTTGGAACCTTAATTCGTGCCATAATGAATGCTGAAGACGAGGCAGGTACATTGCAAAGTATAGCAGCTAAACTGCTAACAGTGGGGAATTTTGCAGCTTCCTTTGGGTATGGAAAAGCTTGGGTTGAGGAGACTAAAAAATATTTAGCCCTCGTGGAAAAAGCTCGTGCTGAATCTGCTAAGAGTCCACTTCTTACTGGGATGGAACGTGTAGATTATACCACTCAACTTAAACCTGCATTAGCATTTATTGATCGTTTACGTGCTGTAGGTTTATCTGATGTTCTTGGAAGTAAAGAGATAGACGAGACAACATTAAAACTAATTGATTTTACACGAAAGTATAAAGACGTTAAGGACATTGGAAGCTTAACAGCAAAAAATTATAAGGTGTATGAACAAGAGGCGCTTGCCTTACTCAACAGTATGGATACTTTTGTATCTGGTTTTACACCAACAGCAGCACGTACAATTTTTGGTAAACTTCAAGATAGCAATCTTAAACAGATTAAAGAACTTAGAGATAGAGTGAAACAGAGTTTGGTAGATGACCCGAATGCAAAATTGACACTTTTTGGTGGCGACGCCGGAGACGAGAATGCAAAGTTAGTAGAGCGGGCGAAGAAAGAGATTATTAAAATGCAGCGTGAGGTTGCAGTTTTAGCTGCTGGAGAAAACACTATACTTAGAATAAATGAGGAGCAACTTGGGAAAAGAAAAGAACTGGAGGAGACATATAAAAAGGTACCAGCACAGTTAAAGGTGATGTTAAACTTATTAGATCAACAGACTAAGGGCAGATTAGAACAAAGGTACGCGTCTATAGAAGCGGGGACCATTAAAAACTTACGAGATCGTCTTTCTGCCGCTGGTGCTTCGTATAATGCATTTGCAGAAATGGCAGACAAAGTTAGAAGTGCTAATGAAAAAAATAACACAGAGTTAATGGGGACTGGCGTTGCATTGAAAAGGGTTATAGATCTAACTGGACTTGCAGCTATCGCTGAGGCGACAGCCCAAGCAGATTTGAGTACGCAAACAGCTCTCTATAGTATCATGGCGGAAAAGCAGGGAGAGATAGCAGTTCTTGATGAAAAGCATAGACGAGATCTTGAAGCTTTAAATGCCTTAGACGTTTCCGGGCAAGAGTTAGAAGCTAAAAATAAACTGATAGCTGCTGTTATTGCACAGCATAATGCAGAAGAAGAACTTTTGATATTTCAGCAAAATACGAATGCTGCTAGTCTTTATCGAGACCTAAATACACAGCTTGAAAAGGCTATGGGCAATTTTAATGCCCTGAAGACTTTAGATGCCGCACGTGTAGATGCTGAGGCAGAGATTTTAAAGAATACTAAATTATCGTCTATGCAACAACTTGGTCTTATTGCTTTGACGAGACAATTATATACGTGGAAAAAACAGACTATTGATCTTGACGCACGAATTCAGTCCGCCGATATCGCATCAGATAGAACACGAACGCTGACTATGCGAGTGAAGGAGGCAAACGAAGCATTCATTAAATTTGGCGGAAGCGTTAAAACTGTAAATACAGCGATTGCGGGTCTGAGTAAGCAGTATATGGATAATCTGCGTACCATAGGAGAATTCCAGACAGAGATAGACGCTGGCGCTAAGGGTGAGAATCTAGAGAAACTGCAGAATGCTGTTCGTGCTTTGACAGCAGCGAATAAAGAGGCATTGTCTGAACTTTCAGCTATGACTAATGTGTTTGCACAATTAAATGCATACGCAGAAAGAGGAATTAATCTTTTCAATGCATGGGCAAATGGTGGAGTTAAGTTAAAGACGATGTTAGTTGGTTTGGCTCAGACCTTTGTGGCTAAGTTCTCACAGGGAGTTGCACAGGCTTTTACCTCTATGATGGTAGCTCTGAGAGAGGGAGAATCCGTTCTTGGAGATTTTAAGAAGTTTCTCGGCGGGATCTTGGTAGCTGTTGGGCAGGAACTAATGGCATTAGGTGTAGCAGAAGTAGCAGCTGGTATTGGATTATTCGGTGCAGCTAGCGGCGCTAAGATCTGGGCTGGTTTAAAACAGATCGCAGTTGGTGCTGCTACTATAAGTGCTGGTGTAGCTATGGGCGCAGGTGGCTCTTCTTCCTCAAAGAAAGACTCATCTACATCTTCTGGTACAACAACAGAGCCGAAGCCAGTCTTCACCAGACAGCAAGACGTTGAAGCTCAGCAGGGAATACAGTTAGCACTACAAGAAAACACAGCAGCAATCCGTGGCCTTAATGGTGAGGTTGGAAGATTATCGAAAGAAAATGGGGATGTACTGGTTATGAAGACAGTGAAGAATAATGCAGCTGCTGTCGCCAGTACTGTCGTGAATAAAATGAGCGGTTCTTATTCACTGCAGAAGAAGTTTGGTACAGCTATTGCTGGTTCTGCTTATTAATTAATGGGATATTACAGATCATGACCATATATGTTCTTCCCTGTCAATCCTCATTTCCTCTGCAACACTCTCTGCAGCGGGAGTTCATTATAAACGAAATGGGGGATGGTTATTCTCAGACTATATCTGAGGAGCCATCCTTCACACGGGCAGATGGGGTCGGCAAAATCGGTACACATTTCGGAGTTAATCGTTTTACGCTTTCGTTTCCTTTGGAGTTAAGTGATCTGGGAGCAGTTCAGCGGACGGCCAATATACTGTGGGATTTTTTCCGGGACCGTTTAAACAATAATAATGAAGCGTTTTATTATTATAATCCGTCAGAGGCTTCTATAGATTTGACAGGCGTTTCTACAGTTGGACGATATTTGGTGCAGTTAGAAGATCCCAATGAAGTTTTGAGTAGAGAGTATTTTAAAGCTTTTTGCTTTCGCTTTTCTAGCATAAAGCTGATTGAGGCTAGAGAAGAGGTTCCACTG